TAAAGGTGCATTGCATACTTGACAATGAGGGATTTTATGATCCATTGGTAAATCCAATACAATCACTAACCCCTCACCATCGCACATGTAATCGTAATTAGGCATGATACGGAATTCGGTTTATTGCGTGGCAGGAATAGCATCGAAGCAGATCGCCCTCATGAAGTAATCTGTCATCGTTGCATAGATCGCAAGTAACCATTGATGGCTCTACTTTTACTCCGTCATCCGTAAAGGTGGCAGTTAAGCCAGAGCCGTCAATTATTTGTAATTCACCCATTTATTCACCTCCTTCAAAATACCATTTCCCATTAGCTGTAAGTTTTGCCCACTTTGGCGGACATTCTTTTGCTTTGCATACATAACCATAGTAAGGCTTGCCTCCTTTAGAAATTCCTTCTTTCAAGATATGACCATGCTGACATGCTGGTGGCTCATTAGGAATTGATGATCCAATCTGATCTACAACATCACCAACAGACCAAGCAAGAGGTTCAGGCTCTTTCTTATCAGCTGCAAAACTATCTCTCAAGATCGTTTCAATTTGTGCTGACTTAGAGCCGGGCTTTCCATACATATTTTGGCGGCTTTCTAGCTTCTCCTTAAATGATGGATTGCTTTCAACCTTGCGCATGTCATCCTTAGTTGCAGTCTTGTCAGATCCTTTAAGTAGAATGATTGCTCTACCCAATGCGCTTGTCGCAGTATCCTCAACATAAAACTTTTTCATGTTAGGAATATAAGTTTCCCTAGATCCAAAGGCTATGTTAGAAACGCATGGTTGCTCATCCTTGCTATCTCGCCAAAGAGTTGCTTGCACCAAGATATAACCTTTTTCGCCATCATGGCTAATAACTGATATATCTGATCGACCAGATGGGAAGTTACTTATAAACCATTTGTTAAGAGTAGCCACATCCTCGTAATCCTCAAGATTGAATGCCATTAGAGATCATCTCCTTTTTTGAAGTCGCTGTCGATTTCGGCATCATAAACTGTTTTGTAAATACCGATGTATGCTGCAATGTCCACAAGACTATCGTGATGCCCTGGGCTTTCCTGCAAACGACTAATTTTTTGCAAGATGTTAAAGATACAGATGTCATGAGGCATGACTGGGTATTCCAGATACGAACTGACCAGCTTTGAGATTCGCTCCATGTTGTAGTAAGGATGCCCATACACGACACCTCTTGACTGGATAGTTGTGATGGCTTCATCAAAGAGTTGCTCAGTTTTTGTCATAATCAAAGACTTCATCTGACTGCTGTTTAATGGTAATCATTCTGCGATGCATATCCCAGCCGGTTGCACGCCCACGCCAATAACCCCGATTGTAAATTTCGGTTTGCCATAAACTAACTGCATAGGCTAATAAGCCCGTTGCTATCATAAACCATAAAATGGTGATTCCGTTGATTTTCATTTTGTTGCCCACTCCCTTATTTGTTTAGGCATCGCAACCGGATTTCGGTCATCGATTACTGTATATCTTGCTCCTGACGGATGGATTGATGGTGCGGTTGCAACATAACCCTTCCACTTGATGTCAATTCCATCAATTAACTTGCCCTTAAATACATCAGATTTTGCAGCTGTGTAATAAAGGTGCAAGCCATCACCTGTTTGAACTGTATATGTTGGCTCAAACTCTGGTAGCAATTCGCCACCATTGCGATAATCAATATCAAACACAACTAAGCCTGACTGATAACAGGCTATGCCAATGTTGATGTTTTGATCGTAGTCAAACCAAAAGTTGATAAGTTTCTGGTCGGTTGTAGCTGATAAATATGCCCTTTGAGCCAAGTCAAAGTGCGGATCTTTCTTGCGTGGTAATAATGGCAAAACAGCCCATCCACGCTGTGCATAATCTAAGGCTGTGCCCCGATTACTTGTATCTAGTAACATGTCGCTCCCTACATATCCCCACAGATTTTGTGGGTGATGCATAAAGTATGACCTAGATCAAGGACGCTTGGTTATTTTCTTTCGGAGTGTTGTATAACGATTAGATAACGCTAATATCCTCAAAATCATCGATATGGTCATCAATCGTGCGATCGTGATAGTCGGTTTCACGCCCCATAAGACTTTCCAAGAGCTGTGAAACTGCCATCTTTGTTAATTGGGATCATTTGCACGCTCATATTTTTGCCATCCCACTCCATCAAAACTATGCCCATTTGCCAATTAGCCAATCCCTTAGTATAGGAGGCTTTTGCCCTGTTCATAAGGTTGCCTGTTTCAACCCCGTAAAGGGGTCTGTAAGCCCCGTAGAGCCCCTCTGAGTAGGCAGACATACCTAGCCTATGGGTATGACCACAAACCACGCTCTTTCCTGCCTTTTTGGCAAGATTTAGGGCAGTCTGTCCAGCGTTGGGATTCATATTGCCTTCATCGCCATGAGCCAAGATCCAGCCCTTTTCAAATTCATAGAATTGTTTATGGAAGGTGATGCCTAAAGAATCGAAATCCATGAACTTGGGATATTGCAACTCGGGAAGTGAAATCATTCCCGGAACTTTCAGCAGAGTGTTATATAAGCGATCAGTATGATTACTGCGGATAACATGAGCTTCTCGGCTGTGCTCTGTGAGAGCCCAAAGAATCTCTTGAGTAGCTGTGCGGTCATCATCCAAAGTTTGTTGATAAGCCAAAGGTGTTTTCTCAGCCCAACGGCTAATGGTTTGAAAATCGATTTCATCGCCAACACAAAGGACACTATCAAACCTCTCTCGCTTGGCTAACTTAATTACATTCTTGACTGCTACTTCATGGTGGTATGGAATTTGCAAATCACTTATTACTAAGTATCGCTTAATCGTCATCCTCATCGTCAGTTGGATCTATGGATGGGATGATCCCACCATCGCCCACAATCCAATCAGGGAAAGTCTTGTGTTCAGTCATTAACCAGAAAGCGTGCTCAGGTGTGAATCCTGCTTTTCTAGCTGCTTTGTAACATTCGTGTAATGCGGTGTAATGCTGATCGATCTTTGATAATGGTTCAGGAGATTGGCGAACGACTCGACGATTGATCTTTTTGCGTTTGATAGGTTTTCGTGTGTTCGCCATAATTAAAATTATCGCTTACTGATTAAGACAAACAGATCATCGACACGCTGTTCAAGTCTTGTAATTTGATCCTTGATACTGCTTCCAGAATTGGGTTTCAATTCTTGTAAGTAGGATTTAATAACCCAACGCAGACCCAGTAATAAACTTGTTGATATGGCGCATACGCCAACGGCTATACCAACCCATTCGTTGGCTGTCATTTCGCATTAAGTCCATAATCAGCTTCTTTGCCGGACTTTGGATCAAGTGCCTTAGCAAGAGGTGCAACCAATGCTCCAGCAAGGATTGCAAACTCTGGTCGGATGTCAGCAACAATTGCCAACAAGACAGTAATACCGGAAGCAGCCACAGCTCTTAAATATGACTTAATTGCAGCCTTGTGTTTGTTTGATAGTTTCATGCATTGCCTCCTAGTAGTGGGATGTTAAAAAACTCTTCGGTTTGTTTTGAATAAAAACTAATGTGGATGTGCTTAGTGTGTGGATTGATGCCTTTGTATTTACGCCATCGCCAGTTTAATAGTTTGCTGGCAATATGATGATTGTGAATAACATATTTGATCCGCTTATCTGTTTTGCCAGCAATGCGTATTTGATCGGCTAGGTAAGCAGATATTCCTTCAGCTGCACCAAGATCCGCTGTTATATCGATCGCACAAACCTCACCCGTTTTTAGTGGGTTATGGTCTGAAACTTTAGATCTCATTTGATGTTGTGCCGAAGCAATCCAACCATCTGATTTTCTAGATCGATCAGGAAAGCAATCATCAATTTGTTCCCGTAATTGAACTGCTGCTTTAGATAGATAAGGCTTCATTACATTAAGAGGATGGTTTGCCTAGTGTTAAACCCTCTGGAATTGGCTCGCTGTAATTCCATTCTCGGATATAAGCACCAATTCCATCTGAATCATCTTGTAATGCAATGTTTTTATCAAATAACTTGTAATCCAATAATTCAGGATATGCCTCAACAATAATTTCGTAGATACTCACGCTCTAACTCCCACTCCTGTAAACCAGCAAATTACGCTACCGCCTTTTGTTGTTGGCGATGATGATTGAGCATTTACATAAATTTCATAATAATCACCTGTGCCATTTGCATAAACACAAATGCTGCCACCAATCGCAGGATTGTAAGCAGTTTCTATGTATGTATATCTTTTGTAATCTGAACCATTTTTGTAAAGATGGACATAAAAATTACCAGTTCCACCCTCCATTTTTACTGAAGTAGATAACTGATAATAACCAGCAGTTGTCGGCGTAAATCTACTACTGGCAAAATTTGCATCTGTATCAAATTCTTCAGTTGGAAAACTTACTTTTGTCCAAGTATTATTTACCAAACTTTGGTCTGAAGTGCTATGAGCCGAAAAAGTTGGTAACCCACCACCAGCAGGTGCAGCCCAAGTTGGAACTCCACCAGCAACAGTCAATACTTGACCAGCAGTGCCAATTCCAAGTCTTGCAGGGGTTGATCCGCTAGATGAATAAATTGTGTCGCCTGTTGTGGTCATTGGGTTAGTCATGCCAGAAGCATCAGTTGCCCATTCAGGAGCAGTAGCACCTGAATTAACTTTTAATACTTGACCAGCAGTTCCTAAAGGTAATCTTGTATTCACATTTGGAGTTGATGATCTATAAGCAATATCTCCAAGAGTAGTTTCCGGGTTTAAGTTTTTGGTTGTGGTATCAATAGATGAACCAAGCGTGCGAATTGCAGCTGCGCCATCCTTAACCAACGCTGTATCATCTGGCGTTGTCCAGCCATAGTTTGTAGTAGTTGCCATTTTTCTCCTATTATCAGGCTACGATTGTAGCGTATTCCCATGTCAAAGTTGGATCAATTGTGTTCCATGCCTCGGTAATTGGCACAGTATTCCAGCGCATCGCCACTTGGCTAAACGCCACCGGTGAAAGATTGATGGTTAGGAATAATTCATTGAACCTTGTGCTCCATCGCCAGCCCTCAACATAACCTTCAAAGACGCCATTTGAGATCTGAGTTGGCAAGTTTTGAATGTTTAAAGGCTGACCCATAAACACACCTAAAAGGTTGTCCCGATCGCTGTTATCAATTTGAGGATTGGTTATGGGAAAAGTTATTGATTGAAAGGCTGCTAACGGAAAGGCACGCTGAGCAATGTATCTATCGGCAACCTCTTGAGCATCTACACCTGAATGAATAGCCGAATTGATATTTTCAGCTTTGTAACCATATAAGCCAATAGATTCTGCACTTGTGGCAGTTGCTTGTGAATTGAAATTGTTTCCATAATTGATATAAATGTCATTGCGAATATCTGCGGATCTTGTAATAGTTGATAATCCTTGACCTAAAGCATGCTTCGCATCTAAATCGACATAACCATTGGCTATTAAATAAGTCTGCCTGTGGTCTGCATCTGCATAACCAATATCTCCATTAGGTGCTTCATAAAGATAACCAAATGCGCTATCGGCAATAAAACTTGCAATGTTATAGACAGTATCGGGATCAGCAGATCTAGACGACATTGTATAAAGCCCTGGTTGATCGATTTCGCCTAAACCTTGATTACCTGCAGCTGCCCATGTTTCGGTTGCATCATAGGTTGCCCATGTTGTAGCTGCTGGAACATCATTCCAAGACGCCAACAATACACTAGACAACAATTCATAAATCTGGTCGCCGTCCTCATCTTGTGAAAGGTTGTCGTTGTAGATTTCTTTGGCAAGTTTTACTAATGAACCCATTGCAAGGATTGTGTAATTGACAACAGTTGCCAATGATCCAGTTGCCCCAACCTCAACAGTTACATCAGTAACATCTCCACCAAATAAATTTACATAAGTTCCGGTACTATCTTTAACTTGCAAACTCAAAGAATCATTAATTTGAAATGGCAATGTTTGACCAGATAAGGCAACTAGAGCAACCTGCAAATAAGATGGATTAGGTTGAGTATAAATATCATCTCGACCGGCTTGATGGGCAATATCGCTAATAGCAATGTCGGTATAATCAACACCAGCAACAGTTAATTTCCAGTCAGGTGTCCAGACTGTCATTATCGAGCCCTAGTTATCCCGCTGTTGTATAGCTGTGGAACTGATCGGGATGCGCTCTGATTTAACACTTTTGCAACGGCTCTTGCAGCACCCTCAGAATCTACTGCTTGAACTGTAATGTTATTTACTGTTGTGCCAGCCCTTGCTGCTCCTGCTGCTAATTGTGCAGCTGTGGCAGTTTGAGCAGCAGCGGTTGCACCTGATGATGCAGCAGTTGATACCCCAGCACTTGCACCTACTGGACTAATGTTTGGCAAAACAGGAATTGCATTATAGGCACTAATTAATCTATTAATTCCTGAAATAGCGTTATCAACAGCTGTTTGAATTGCAGATACAACTTTGCCAATAACATCAACAATTCCACCTGCAATAACTCCGATAGTTTTTAAGGCTGCCCCTAAACCAGTAACTAAAACAGGAATAATGACATCAGTTATAAATCGACCAAATGCATCAAATGCTTCTTGGTTATCTTTGATCGCTTGCTTGATTGGATCAAAGTATGCAGCAAATTCTTGTAATTTGGGGACTACTTGATTGACAATTAAATTAACAAATTGTTCAATAAATGGAAGTAAGCGATAACCAATTTCCTCTTTGGCTTCCTCAAATGCTTGCTTTAATCGATCAATTCTGCCTTGAAATGTTTCGGCATTAGCTGCTGCTGCGCCACCATAAAGATTGGTCAATGCCTTGGTGGTTTCTGTAAAATCCATTGCTTTAGCATCGGCTTGAGTTATACCAATGCCAAGTCTTACTAATCTTGTATCTTGTCCTTCATAGGCTTTTGATAATGCCTCGACAACTGTGCCAAGTTCCTTACCAGTTCCCTTTGATATATCAATTGCTAAATTTAATAAATCCTGTGATCTGGTGACATCTTTGGTTGAAACGGATAATCTTTGGAATGAAGCTCTCAACTCATTGTCGGTAATGCCGGTAGCTAACTGGGTTTTTCGAATGTAATCCTCTGTTGCTGTTATTTGGGCATTAGTAGCCCCTGTGGCGGTCTTTAGGGCAGCAGCCAACCTTAACTGTGCCTGTTCATCCTCTATGGCTGATTTGACCCCATCAACGGCTAATTTGCCAGCATACGCAACGGCAGCAGCAGCAGCCACAGCAAATGCAGCAGCGACCTTTTTACCAAACTCTCCAACCTTTTGACCAAAGCCTTGAATTTCATTATCTGCTTTTGCTAAACCTTTTTGAAGGTTGTCAATATCTGCAACAATTGAAAGCGTTAAAGCTCTATTACTATTCGCTGCCACTTGACCACTCCTTTACAATGTCGCTTATAATTCCTTCAAACTCTCTAATAATTTCTGGTTGAGATGCTCTAATTGCAGGATAAATAAACCAACCTCTTGAACCCGGACCTTTTGGCATTGGACCAGACCATCTTGGAAAT